TGGGTTACAAATACAGGTAAGTCTTGGCACTACTTGAATGTAGATAGTGTATTAGACTTATTCCTTAACACAGATAATATACAAAATGGTAGTGATAGTAATTTTTATTTTTATGAGAATGTTGTAAATGAAAATGGTAGATTTACTGAGTCTACGGCAGGTATGTATAATTATATAGAGCAAGGCTACACTCCCAAATTAAATAAATACAACCCTGTTATAGCTCAAGTCACTGCGTTTAATAAGATAACACAACCTGATAATGGTAACGAAATGGATGATGTTATATTAGGTCACGCTGGTGAAATGGCTACAGTAACTTTATCTTTAAATTTCTACAAGGTTCAAGAAGATGGTGAGCAGTGGACTCCTGTAGATTTATCTCCTTACACTCTTTTAAATGGTTGGACGCAAAATGGTCACACTAACTATCCTCCAAGCCACCCCTCTAACACAGGAGCTTTTGGACAGTTTGAACCTTTAGAGCGCTCGTATTTTAATGGTGAAGCTACTGTAACTCAAACTCTTGCAAATATGAATTCAAGTTTTTCTGATGGTGGAGTTCAATACATGCAAGTTCAACCAGGTCCAGGTGTGCAAGCCCAAACAAGTAGAATGGTTATTAGAATGAGGATTAATATTTTATTCCAAGTTCATTATCACATGTACATTAGGTTTAAAACGAACATGGCTAATAAGGGTGGTTACATTTACTTTACACAAAATAGAAGTGAAGATTGGGAAGTTGCAATAGCAGATAGAGGTACTCAGTGGATGAAATTTGGTGGAAACCAATATAATGACGAGCATGTTCAGTTTGATTTTATAGCTGAAAATCACTTAGTAACTAATGATGATGGGTATATTATAATTGTTTGGGACGAGGGGGCTACTTTAAGTCAGATATGGGAGATGCAGATACAAGAGCAAGGCTTAGGTTGGAGAATGGGAACTCAATCTTATCACTATAAACAATTAGCTGACGGCGCAGGGAACGCTGCTTTTAATCATCATACAACAGTAGACTCTACAATAGGTAGGTTAGGTTTACATCCGCTAGTATTAACAACTAGGAGAATAAGGAAAGATACTATTAATGATTTCTATTGGGAGGTTGATTCAAATTCTTTTTTTGGTGGTTTGGTGTTAGAGGGTACTCACGATGACTTTGGTCAATCAGCAGGTTATGGGATGTCGTTTTATCAAGCAAACACTTATTACTATGCAGAGAGTAGTGAGTGGGCTCAATTAATAACCCCAAACGGATATGATAACACTTATAATTGGGGGTCAGGCTCTAACAATGATCCGTGGACAGTAACATTATATCCTGCTGAGTTTCAACCTAAAGATAATAAGGGGTTTTATATAAATAAACATAAGGACTTTGATTTCACTATAGCTGTAGGTTCTCGTAGCTTAAATATGTTTGCGCAAAACTCAGGAATTAATACTTGGTCTACAAAAATGTATAAGCATGTTGCTTGCGCTCAGTCTGGAGCTCATGAAATGAATAGCTATGACCAAGCAGGTAACGCAGTTGGTAACTTATTAACAGCGTGTATAGAGGAGACTGGTTTCGATAACATGAGTTTTTTTAAATTAGGTTATATTAAATTTCACACTAATGAATTTTCACATATAACCAAAGACCCTCTAGGTACTAATAAGGCTAGACTGTATTACGATCCTACAAGAACTAAAACTCCGAAGCCTCGTTTAATAAGAAAAGTTCCTGCAGTAGAAGAGGGTGAAAGTGGTTGGTGTAATTTTACTATAAGTATTTCATCAATAGTTTATGCTTCTCCTGCAGCTCAATCAGCTGGGCAAAAAGATACATTAAGAATACGTGGGTTAGATGATAATGGAGAAATTATTTGGAATATAACAGCTAACACCACAACAGGTCAAACATACACTGAATACGTTAACTTAGGTCAAACTAAACTATTAGAGATAACTCCGTCAGACACTACAGGTTATGGTCTTGACGCTTTAATTGACACTTGTGGCTTTGCTACAAACGAGCCAATTTTACAAGTAATGCAAGTGGCTACAGGCTCTAATAATGACTGCCTAGTTTACGCTAATAATGATGGAGTAATAGATTCCTCTTGGACTGTAACAACAGCCGATGGGACAACCTCTTCTGCAGGCTTACCATCTATTAGTGCAAACTTAGACCTTTTGCTATTCGATTCTGACCCTGCTGCAAACATGATTCCTATAATAATGGCTGCGCAAGTTGTTACGATTTATGTTGATGTTCAAGACATTCATGCAGACACAACGCTAACTGTTACTGATTACCTTACAGGTGTAGCGTCAACTCACGACATAACATCAGAAGGTATTATAGAAATAGATAGAACTATACCTAGTAATCTTTACGGATTAGGTAGTATAATTTTGGAATTTTCTCACGACAACGCTAACACAACACTTGAGTGCCAAGTAAGAAAGGTTTGGTTGGAAG